ATGCACATTTGTTTTCGGGTCGCGCGATCTGGCGGGGGATGGCGCCGAATTGGCGCCGGGAAATGCGTGATGAATAGGTATTCCATGCATAAGTATGCAGACTATTATCCGATTGACCTGCGGGGATATAGCCGCGGGCCGCGCGGGCGCCGCGAATCGCAATTGTCGGCGCCATTTCGCCATTCGGAATGCAATTTGTGGCGCATTCATTCGGATGTGCTGTGCTCGGGCTGGTCGGGGACACGATGGAAGGGTGGCACGCGATGAGCGATGGCGACGACTGGGCGGACTGGGGTGCTTACGCGGATCGGCCGCCGGAGGACTGTCCGCGCGGTCCGCACCGGGGGCCGGAGGGGCCGAACGAGGACATCGCACAGTGCCCGCTGTGCCTGATGCCGTCGTGGACGATGCGCCCGGACGGGGAGGAGTACGGGTTGCACCTGATCGACTGCAAGTTGCCGCGCCGCCATGAGGGCCGGTGCGTGCCGGGCGGCTACGGCCACCCGGAGCCCGCGCGGGTCGTGCGCGGCTACTGGCCGGAGGGGGAGCGGTGAGCCGCGACGTGATGGACCTGGAGCACCTGACCCGGAACCTGCTGCCTGCCGCGGAGGCGTCCGGCATGTGGGACATGCTGCCGCTGATGCTGTGGGCGGTCCGGGAGCGGGAGCACCCCGAGTCGGGGGAACTGACGCCGTTCGTTCTGCCGGATGCGGTGTGGACGTCGCGTCCCGTCCCGGAGGTGCTGGAGGTGCTGCCGGATGTGCTGGGCACGGCGGCCGCGGCGGTGGGTCTGCCGGGCTGGGCGGACGGGGTGGAACTGCTCGGGGTGGTGCTGGTCGTGGAGGTCTGGGCGCGCCTGGGCGAGGGAGCCGCGACCGCGCCGCTGCCGCGCTCGGGGTCGATTGCCGACGACCCGAACGGGGTAGAGGCCCGGATGGTGCTGGCGGTCGGTCCGGGGGACGAGGTGTGGACCGCGATGCACGTACGCCACGACGAGCCGGGCGAGTTGGAGCGCGCGACCGGCGGGGACAAACTCGGTGTCAGCGGCCGGGTGCTGGACGCGCTGCGCGCGATCCTGGCCACGATGGACGACCTGGTAACGGCGGCGCGCTCATGACCGAGCCGCTGGACCTGGAGGCGGTCCGCGCACGGTGGGGCACCGCGCGGATGGCGGGCGAGGCCGCCGATGACGGGGAGGAGGGCTGGGACCTGCCCAAGATTCGGGCCCTGGTCGCCTCATGGCAGGACGTGGCCCTGCTGCACGCCGAGGTCGAACGGCTGCGGGCGAGGCTCGACGACCGAGACGGGGTGGCGCGGGTGATCGCCCGTTGCCAGTACCAGCGCATGACACCGCGAGGCATGGCCGACGCCGTGGTCAAGCACGTCCGAGGTGAGGCGGCTGCCCTGCGCCAGGCCGAGGCGGGGTTGCGGGCGTGGGACCAGGTGATCGCGTCCCCGCCCGCGCCGTGGGTCACCTACGGCTCGCACGTGGACGACCCGCACCGGCCCTTAGTGTTCTGGGGCACCGGCCCGGACGGTCTGCCCCTGTGGGAGCGCGAGGCATGAGCGCGTTGTGCGGGCCACGGGAGTGGCGGGTCTTGGACGACCTGGTGACGGCGGCCCGATGACCGGCTACCAGGGCGGGCACCAGACCTGGCCGGACCGTGCGCGGGGGCTGATGTTCTGCCGCCTGCTCGGTCATCGCTGGCGACGACGTACGGGCGGCGTGGTCTGCCTGCAATGCCGGGCGTGGCGGCCGCGGTGAATCGGGATATGTGGCGGGACAGGCTGACCGCCATGACTGTCTGTGTGGTGTTGGGCCACCGCTGGCGGCCGCGGGTTGCGGGCGGGTTCATGTGCAGGAGGTGCAGGACATGGCGGCAGAGGCTGTGACCCGGCGGCAGGAGGTCGGGGTCGTCGCCCCGTCCGGGCTGAGGTTCCGGGTGGTGATCGACGCGGGGTGCATGGTGACGGTGCGCCGGGTCGGTGCGCTGCACGGTCAGCGGCGGATCGTGCGGACGTGGGATTTTGGCTGGCTCGGGGGAGCGGTGGCCCATGACCGGGCGGTGCTCGCCGCCCGGTGGGCGGTGCGGGTGCTGCACGACGGCGCCGACATCGAGCACATCCGCATCCCGGTGGCCCTGCTGCGGGACGGGGACGAGGGATGAGCCGTGAGCGCGTGGTGTGGGTCAGGCTCGGGCGGGGGAACCGGATCGTCTCGGTGTCCCGGACCCGCCCGTACACCGAGCCTGCGCCGGGCCCGGAGCCGGTCGCGGTCCGGCGCATCCCGGAAGCCGCGTTGGACGCCGCGCTGGTGCTGGCGGATGGGGACGCGTCGCGGCTGGTGTTCGAGGCGGACGGCTCGGTGACCGTGGCGAACGCGCCGCGCACCGCGTATACCTGAAGCCCTGAAGGTGGGACGGGCCGGGCAACCCGCGTGGTTGTGGACGCTGACGCCCCGGGAGCGGGAGGGTGCCCCGCACAGTGCGAACGCCCCGGATCATTCGTGGTCCGGGGCGTTCGCCGCGTCTGTGACCAGTACCACGGTTCTGGCGCACGTCAGGATTAGGTGGGTGTATATACACCCTGGTAGGATCGTGCGTAGCACGAACCACCTACCAGGGAGCATCCGCCATGAGCACCATCACCTACCGTCGCACCGAGTCCGGCTATGTCGCTCGCGTCGCGGGCCGCGCGATTCGGGTTCGCCGCCAGGACTGGCACATGATCCCCTCGCACGCGTTCGACTGGCTGGCCGAGTTCGCGGGCGTCAAGGCGTCGGGCGCCACCCGCGAGGAGGCGGTCCGCACGCTGGCCGACCGGCTGGACCGCCAGGCCGCCGAGCGCGCCGCCCGCGCCGCCGCCCGAGCCGAGCGTGCGGAGGCCGAGCGCCACTGATCCACGCGGGCGGGGCCTACGGGCCCCGCCCCCCAACCACCTACCACCACCTACCACCCGGAGCACCGACCATGACCACCGAGACCACCACCACCGGACAGCCCGCATTCATCGAGGATCGCCCGTACGTCACCGAACACCAGCGCGTGGTGTTGACCGGGATGTCAACGGGGTTCGCCCGCACGCCCGCTCAGATCAAGCGGAACATGTCGTTTCCCGCGCCCGTGGCCAGCGTGCGCACCATCCTGGGGACGCTGATCCGCGACGGGCTCGCCAAGGCCGACCCGGAGCCCGACGCCAGCGGGGCCACCCGCTACGTGGCCACCGAGCGCGGGGGCCGGGTCATCCTGGGCCGCTGGACGCGTGAGCCGGAAATCCTCGCGCCTGTGCGGTCCGTCGTGGCCGCCGAGAAGGTGTGCGCCGACTGGTGGGAGGCCGAGCCCACCGGCTGGGCGGTCGCATCCATCCGGGACCAGGCTGTCACGCTCGCGCACGCGGCCAGCGTGATTCGGGACTGGCACTACGTGTCCACGTCGGACGCTGCGGTCTACGCCCGCCAACACGGCGCTACCAGCCCGAACCTGGCCCGCGTGTCCCGCTAGAACAACACTCACAAATCGGACGGGGCCCGGAATCGGGCCCCGTCGCCCACCACCTACCCTTGGAGCACCAACCATGAGCACCATCACCTACACCGTTGTCCACCCCGGCGGCACGTTCACCCGTCGGAGCGGGCAGGACTACGGATACGCGATCATCCGGCGCAACAGGGGCAGCGATCACTACTTCGTGAACCTGGCCAAGACCGAGGCCAAGGCGAACACCGAGGCCCGCGTCCAGGCCGAGACCCGCGACCACGTGGAGGTCGTCGCGTTCGACCAGACGGGCGACGGCCAGCGGTTCGCCCGCTCGCACGACGGGGGCCAGACGACCATCACCCGCGTGGAGGGCTGACCGATGGCAAGTTACGTGGTCGTGGGAACTAGTCCGTTCGCTGACGTAAGCGCTGTGTTCGGCACCTACCGCTCGGTGGCTGCCGCGCTGGCCGCCGCGCAGGACGTGGAGGCCGCGGGCTACGTGACCGAGATTTGCGAGGTCATGAAGCCTGCCGACATCGAGCCGCCGACCAACGACGAGGGGATGGAGGAGGACGCGTGAGCACCGAGACGACGACGTGGGCCCAGGTGGCCGCCCGGGCGGGCCGCAATGACCTGCCCGGGCTGCTGTTCCAGCACCTGGACGACCTGCCGGTCCATGACCTGCCGAAGGCTCTGGGGGAGGCATGGACGGCGGCGGAGTGGCCCGAGGCGCTGATCCCGCGTGACGCGTGGCTGTGGGCGTTCGGGCTGGCCACGCAGGGCGGGTACGACGCCATCATCGTGGACGACGAGGTGGTGGAGCGGGAGGAGTCGGGGGACCTGGCCGAGGCCGACATCGACGGGCTGGTCACCCTGTACCGGGGTGCGATCCCGGCGCGCCGGGACGGGATGTCCTGGACGCCCAACCGGGGCATCGCGGAATGGTTCGCCCACCGGTTCGACGGGATGGAGGGGGACCAGGGCGGCAAGGTTTGGCGCGCGAACATCCCGGCCGCCTGGGTGGTGGCCATCTTCACCACCGCCCGGGGTGAAGCCGAGTTCGTGGTCGATACCGCCGACCTGACAGACGACGACTACGAGGAGGCATGACCATGGGCTACGCCGAGTTTCGCGCCCGCCACCGCGCCAAGGCCGACGAGGCCAAGGCCCGCCTTGACGCGCTGAACGCCGAAGGGCGCGCCCGGAAGGCTGCTGCACGCGCCCAGAAGGCTGCCGCGTCCGAGCACACCACCCCGGCGCCCGCAGGCGCCCAGGATGGCGCTGGGCACGCCCAGGTGGCCTACGAGCGCCAGACGCTCCGCCTGAACATGGGTGTGCGTCGCCACCGCAACAGGCTGCACCGGATGCTGGCCGACGGCTGGGAAATCGAGTCGCAGGGCACGGAATGGGTGGTGCAGGTCTACACGCTGCGCCGCGCCAAGCCGTTAGGCTGACAAAGCGACTGCCGCCGCGAACGGAAAACCCCCCGGAGACCCGGGGGGTTTTTCCGTCCTACCCGGTTCTGACGTACGCCAGAACGGGCCGTTACCATGCCTTGCATGGGTGCATGGGCCGAGCGCGCGCGCGCGATTACCCGTCAACTGGCGGGGGATGGCGTCGTGGAGGTCCGGGACCAGGGGTACGCGGATTCCCTGCTGGCCGCTGGGATCGCCCTTGACCTTGCCATCGCATCGGCACAGGCGGGTCAGATCGAGTACGCCCGCCGCGGCTGGTCCGCGGCCCTGCAACTGCTCACCCCGGCGCCTGTAGACCGGCCCCGGCCCGCGGCCGAGTCGGGGGAGGGGGTGCCGAGTGTCGATGCCGAGTTCGCAGGCATCGCAGCGTCGTTTTACGCCCAGTGGGACGCCGACCGCGCTGCCGACATACCGCACACCGAGGAGCCTTGACCGGTACTCGGACGGGCCGCTGTTCACGCACCTGATCGCCGCCAAGTTGGACCGGGAACTGCTGCCCTGGCAGCGCGACGTTATCGACGTCGCCATGGAACGGGTGGACGGTCCGGGGTCCGCGTTCGCGTATGACCAGATCATCACCATTGTGGGGCGCCGCTCGGGGAAAACCGTGGTGGCGCTGTCGGTGGCGCTCATCCGTGCGCTGGCGGGCCAGGTGCGCCTGCCCAACGGGGCGGTGAAGCCGTTCCGCGCCGCGCACACCGCACAGAACCTCATCGCTGCGCGGCGCCGGTTCATCGAGGACATCGCCAAGCCCTACGAGACGGTGATCCTGGACGAGGGGCGCCCGTTCAAGCCGGGATCGCACCTGTTCACTAACTTTGCCCTGACGTCGCTGCGGATCGACCCCAAGGGCGTGGACGCGTCGAACGTGGACGCGTCCGAGATACAGGTCTACGCGCCGACCGCCAACGGGCTGCGGTCCGCTGGCCTGCCGCACCTGACCCTGGACGAGGCGCTGGTGTTCTCCCGTGAGGAGGGCGCCGCGCTCCAGGAGGCCGCGCGCCCGACCATGGCCGAGTACGCCGGGCAGGCTCAACAGTGGATCACGACGAACATCAGCGCGCGCACGGACGATACCCGGTGGATCACCGAACTACGCGACAAGGGCCGCGCCGCGGTGGCCAGCGACCGGCGTACCGGGGTCGCGTACACCGAGTTTTCCATGCCGCCCGACGGGGACCCCACGGACGAATCGCTGTGGTGGCAGCACCACCCGGGCCTGGCCGACGGACTGGTGGGGATCGAGGCGCTGCGCCGGGACCTGGAGGAACTAAAGCCTGGCCCGTTCGCTGCGGAGTACCTGGGCCTGTGGCCGGACACCGGGGAAGCGGTCCGGGCGTGGGCGGCCATCCCCCCGTCGGTGTACGACGGCGCTGCGGTCACCGAGGTGGACCCCGGCGCCCCGGTGCTCGCGCTCGGGGTGGACGTGGACCCGTTCGGGCGCGCCGCCAGCATCGTGGCCGCCACCGGGGAGCGCGACCACGTGGTGGTGGAGGTGATCGCCCACGGGGAAGGCTCGGGCTGGGTGCTGGAGACCCTGCGCGAACGGGCCCGCCAGACACGCGCCGTGGTGGTCGTGGACGACTACGGGCCGGGTCATGAGTTGCTGCTGAACCTGGAGGGCGACGCCGGGGTGCAGACGCTCGCGCTCGGGACCCGGGACGCGTCCGCCGCGTGCTTCGCGTTCGAGGCCGCCCTAGGCACCGGGGGTGTCCGGTACTGGCCCAACGACCAGTTGAAGGATGCCGTTGCGGCCGCCAACCGGACCGCTGGCCGGTCGTGGGTCTATGAACGGCGCTTGGACGTGGTGCAGACGCCGCTACTGGGGTGCGTGCTCGCCCTGTGGGGCGCCCAGCGCGCGCCCGTTCCGATTGAACCCGCCATCTACTAGGAGGCCATCGTGCCCCGTGCCACCCCCGCCGCCCTCAGCGGCGCTATGCGCATCCCCGGCTCGCGCGGGCTCGGGGTCGGTCAGGTCCACACCGCGACCGACTACGGCCGGGACATCCTGGTCAACACCCCCGACGGCTGGGAAGTAGACGAGCCGTGGCGCTGGTGGGACGGGGACGGCGGCGGGGACCACGCGTTCGGCAACCCCCCGCCCGGGGCAGGGTTCGGGCCCGGGGGCGGCGGGACGTCGCTGCCGGTGTTCATGGAGTGCACCTGGCTGATCGCCGAGCAGATCGCATCCATGCCGTGGCAGACCTACCGGGACATCGACCACGGGCGGATCGCCACCCCGTGGTGGATCGCTGACCCCCAGGGCGCGCGCCTGGACGGGCGGTCCCCGGGCGCCACAGAACTGGTTACCCCGCGCCTGTCAAAACCGGAGTTCTGGTCACAGGCCCTGACGTCGTGCCTGTGGTTCGGGGAAGCGTTCATCTACACCCCGCGCAACCCGTCGGGTCAGATCATGGCGCCGCTGTGGCTGCTGCACCCCCTGGACGTGTTCCTGGACCCGGTGACCGGCGCGTACTTCGTCGCCCCCGACGAACAGGCCGACATTGCGGAGCGCACGTATTTCGAGGAGGAGGACCTGATCGTGGTCCGGGGTCACATGCGCCCCGGCGACGCCCGCGGATACGGGGTGCTGGACTTTTTCCGGGACGCGCTCGCGCTGGCCGGTCAGGTGCGCGGGTTCGCGCTGAACACGTTCCGCGCGGGGGTCCCCGCGGGCTACTTGAAGGTGAACCAGCCGGACCTGACCAAGGCGCAGGCGGAGGCCCTACAGCAACGGTGGATGGACGCGCACGGCGGGGTCCGCAAGAAGATCGCCGTCCTGAACGCGGTAACCGAGTTCCACCCGCTCGCGCTGGACGCCAACACGGTGGCGCTGATCGACATGCTGAAAATCACCGCGTGGGAAATCTGCGCGATGTTCTCGGTACCCACGTCCAAGGTGGGTCTGTCGCTGTCCGATTCGATGACCTACAACAACGCCCAGGACGATGACGCGCGGTTCGTGAAAGACACGCTGCGGGTGTGGGTGGACCGGTTCGAGAAGGCGCTCACCAACCGCCTGCCACAGGGGACGTACATGCGCGTCAACTTGGACTCTTACCTGCGCGCGAACACCACCGAGCGGTTCAATGCCTACGCCAAGGCGCTGGACCCCGAAAGCGGGTGGATGACCACCAACGAGGTGCGGGCGCTGGAGGAACTGCCCCCGCTCGCGCCCGGGGAGAGCGTCGGCGCCGTGGCAGCGGCGCCGAGCACCGCGCCGAGCACCGAGGAGCCCGCCGCCGCGACCGGCGACGAGCCGACGACGACAGCCACCGAGGAAGGGGCGGAGTCATGACCGTGGAATGCACGACGACCTACGCACTGGACCTGCGCGAGGCCGTGACGACCCCCGAGGGCCGCCACAGCATCCAAGCCCTGTGCGTGCCCTACGACCAGCCCACCAACCTGGTGGACCTGGACCCGCGCGCCTACCCCAACGGGGAGAAGTTCGCCCGGGGTGCGTTCGGGGAACTGCTCGCCGCGCCGAACGCGTGGCCCAAGGTCCGACTGACCGACAGCCATGTGGAGACCGACAAACGGCGCCCCGTGGCCAAGGCTGTTGCGTTCCAGGACACGGACGCCGGGCTGGTGGGCACGTTCCAATTCTTTGCCACCCCCGAGGGCCGGGGCGCGTTCGAGAACGTCACCGAAGGCACGTACGGCGGCGTCAGCATCGGCTTTGCGGTCGCAGCCCACGGGGGGGAGCGCGCCGAGAACGGGACACGGGTGGTGACCCGGGCGCGCCTGCACCACGTGTCCCTGGTGGACGAACCGGCGTATGAGTCAGCGCAGGTGCTCGCCGTGCGCGCCGCCACCGAGGCCGCCCAGGAACGGGACGCCGCGCTGGCGGCACGGGACGCCGAGTTGCGCGCCTACTTCGCCCGGGGGTTCACGCCCAGGATTGCCCCGCACCTGCCCCAGTCGTTCCGGGACCTGATGGGCTAGCATCGCCAGTAGATCAGTTCTGACGTACGCCAGAACTACCACGGGACGCCGCTAGGGATTCCCCCGCGCCACGCACCGTAAAGGGCCGTAGCGCAAGACAAACCATTCATCTGTCTTGCACTAGAGGAGGCCCGACCGTGGCCACGTACCTGGAAAACCTTGGGCGCCAGCGCGCCGAGTTCACCGACCTTGCCAACGGGCTGATGCAGACCGCTGCCGACGAGGACCGCACCCTGAGCGACGACGAGCGCGCCAGCCTGGAGAAGTGGCAGGCCGAGTGCCAGCGTCTGGACGGCGAAATGGCGCAGGTGGAGAAGATCAACACCGGAGCGTCAAAGTTCGCGGAGGCAGTCGCAGCGCGACAGGCCAAGTCGAACGCCGAGCGCGACGAGCGCCGCGTGGCGGTCGCGTCCGCTGCTGCGACGAGCCCGGGCGCCAGCACCACCGAGGCCGCGCCGCGCGCCCAGGTCACCGAGCGCCGGTCCATGGGCCAGGTGTTCGTGGACTCGGACGCGTTCCGCAACTACAAGTCGCGGGGCGGGCACGGGGCGTCTGAGGCCGTGGAGTTCGACGACTTCCTCGGTACCGAGCGCCGCGCCGCGATCATGACCCCCGACCTGGAAGCCGTGATTCCCCCCCATACCGGGTTCGCACCGCTGGGCTACACCACGTCCACGCCGCTGCTGGACGCCATCGGACGCGAGCGCGTTTCGTCCGGGACGGTCACCTGGGTGGACTGGGGTTCGTCCAACCCCATTGCGGGCAAGGTGCCCGAGGGCGACGTGAAGCCGGAGGCGGCGCTCGCCCCGACCGAGGTTGCGCTCAACCTGGACACGTTCGCGCACTGGAAGGCGGTTAGCCGCCAGGCGCTCGAGGATTACGCGCGCATCCGGTCGATCATCGAGGGCAAGTTGCGCGGCGGTCTGGAGGACGCACTCGAACAGGGCGCCGCTACCGCGCTGACCACGGCAACGACCATCCCGGACGTGGCCGGGGAGGACCTGCTCACCGGCATTCGGCTGGGGATCGCATCCACGCAGGAATCCGGCTTCGTGGCAAACACGGTGCTGCTGAATCCTGCCGACTTCGCCGCGCTGGACATCCAGGCATCCGAACAGGCCGCGAACGGGCCCATTTCGTTCGGGCGGTTCTGGGGCCTGGCACCCGTCGCCGCTGGCGCCGTGCCGGAGGGCACCGCGTACGTGGGCGACTTCCGCGCCGGGGTCACGTGGTTCGACCGGGGCACCGCGTCGGTGTACATGACCGACTCGCACGCCGACTACTTCGTGCGAAACCTGCTGGTGATCCTGGCTGAGACCCGGGCCGCGTTCGCCGTGACGGACCCGCTCGCGCTGGCCAAGGTCACCGCGACCCCGCCCGCGGGCGTCACCGCCAAGGCCAGCAAGTAGGCCGAGCGACGTCGGGGAGGGATGAGCCCGTGAAGGTGCCCACGCTGCAAGAGGTCCGGGACTGGACGGCGCTTACACAGGCCGCGATCAGCGACGACCTGTTGGACGGGGTGCGCCTGTCGGAACTGGAGGTGCAGGCCCGCACGTGCTGGCTGGGCACCCCCGACCAGGTGGCGGACCCGAACGCCGCGTACCCGGCGGACCTGCGCCAGGCGCTGTACCGGCGCTGTGCCCGTCAGGTGGCGGCCCGGTCCATCCCGCTGGGCTTGGTGGACTCGGGCGGGGAGTACACCCCCGCCCGGGTCCCCACCTGGGATGCCGAAATCACGCGCCTGGAAGCCTCGCGCCGCATCGTGGCGGTGGCCTAGTGCCCATCACCCGCGCCGACATCGCCAAGGCCCTGGACTCGGTGGAAGGGCTGCGGGGCAACGCGACCCCGCCCAAGACACCACAGCCGGGGGACGCGTGGCCGGTGTGGGAGACCACGGGCCTGGCCACGCTCGGGTTCGGGCTGGCCATCACCTGGTCGGTGTACGTCGCGCTGACGAACGCGGACCTGGACCAGACCGTGGCGGAGGCCGACCCGCTGGTGGAGGCCGTCGCCATCGCACTGTCCCCGCTGGGGGCGCTCGGGCTGATCGAGCCCTACCGGGTCACATCCGAGGGCCCTAACACCATCCCGGCCATTCGCGTGGGCCTGGAAACCATCTGAGAGGACATGACCAATGCCTGTCGTTGACTCGCGTCTACTGAACGGGACGCTGGAGTTCGGGGCAGACGGCGACGAGGCGTCGCTGTCCTGCCAGGCCACCAACGTGGTGGTTGAACAGGAGGACGGTGACGAGGAGGACGTCGTCACCGTGCTGTGCGGGGAGACCGTCGGCGGTGGTACCACGCCGGGGCCCTGGCACATCACCGGGACCGCTATCCAGGACTTCGACGCCGAGCCCGGCCCGAGCGTGACCCAGTGGTCGTACGAGCACCGCAACACGGTCGTGCCGTTCACGTTCACCCCGAACGACAAGCCGGGCGCGCCGACCATCACGGGCAATGTCCAGGTCAAGTTCCTGGGCGTCGGCGGTGACGTCAACGTCCAGATAACCCGGGACTTTGACTGGGCCATCGACGGTGAACCGGAGTTCGTCTGGACGCCGCCCGTCGGGGACACCGTGGCGGCCAGTTCCAAGAGCACCAAGTCGTCCACCGCGGCCACGGCTGCGGCGTAGGGGGACCTGGTGGCGGGCGGCGGGTTCGGCATCCGGCTGCGGACCGAAGGTGTTTCGGAGTTCGCGGACCGGTGCATGAACGTGGACGACACGTTCAGCGATGCCATGGAACCCGCCGCCCGCGCCATCGGGCGCCTGGTCGCTTCCGCGGCCCGGGCTCGGACGCCCGTCCTGTCCGGGACGCTGCGCGGGACCGTCCGCGCGACGCTCGCGGACCGGACCACCGGCGGCGTGACGTGGGGGACCCCGTATGGCGGGGTGATCCATTTCGGATGGCGTGGGCACGGTATCGCGCCTCACCCGTTCGCCACGGACGCCGCCAACGCAACCAAGCCTCAGTGGGAGGCAATCATCAACCGCGCCATGATGGCGACGGTCGATCAGACGGCGGGATGACATGACGATGACCGATGAGACGACCACACCCGACGCAGCCGCGGACCCGACCGCGGACCTGCACCTGACGCCCCGTGAGACCGGGGCGTGGGAACTGGCAACCGGGATCGGCCTGGACCAGATGCCCCAGTCATACCTGGGGGCGCTCGCCCAGTGGAAGCGCGCCAAGGATGCCGGGCACCCGATGAGCATCGACGAGGCCCTAGACAGCGACTGGCAGGACATCGGCGCGGCCCTGGGGGTCGTGACGCCGGACCCTACCGGTTCGGCGGGGACCCCGACCCTGCCGACATCGAGCGAGCCCAGCGACAGCGCATCGTCCTAGCCCAGGTGGCGTACATGTGGCATCTGCCGCTCGCCGTGGTGGAGGAGACGCCCTGGGATGACCTGCTGGTGATGGTCCAGGCGGTGACCGAGATGAACGAGGCCGCCGAGAAGGGTAGGTGACGAGGTGGCCACGTCCCGGCTGCGCGTCATCATCGACGCCAGCGCCAAGGCTGCGGTAGACGCGTTCAAACAGGTTGGCAACGCGGCCAACCAGATGGCGGACAACACCACCAAGGCCGGTGCCATCACCCAGGGCGCCTTTACCGGGCTCGGGCGCGTCATCGGGGCAACCACCAAGGCGGTGGCCGTGGGCTGGACCGTGGCCGCCGCTGCGGTGGCCACCACCGCGGTGTCCGCGTTCCGCACGGGCGTGGAGTTCAACACGCTTCAACAGAAGGCCAACGCGTCGTTTACCACCATCCTGGGGTCCGCCGAGGCGGCCGACAAGATGATGGAATCCATTTCCAAGTTCGCGGACACGTCGCCTTTCCCGCGCCAGGTGTTCATCCAAGCCGCCCAACAGATGACCGCGTTCGGGGTCGAATCCGACAAGGTGGTCCCCATCATGTCGGCGGTGCAGGACGCCGTGGCTGCCGCTGGCGGTTCGAGCCAGGACCTCCAGGACATCATTTTCGTGATGTCGCAGATCAAGGCGGCAGGCAAGATTACCGGTCAGGACCTCATCCAATTCGGCCAACGCGGCATCGACGCCGCCGGGCTGATCGGCAAGTCTCTGGGCAAGTCCGGCGCCGAGATTCGAGATTCCATCACCAAGGGCACGCTTGGCGCGGACGATGCCATCGACGCCCTGACCAAGGGCATGGCGGCCAAGTTCGGCGGCGCCGCCGAGAACGTCAAAAAGACATGGGTAGGGACCAAAGATTCGGTCAACGCCGCCATTCGTGACATCGGCGCGGCCATGGCTGAGCCGTTCGTGTCCGCCAAGGGCGGCGGCATGTTCGTGGATTGGGGCAACCAGGTAGCGGAGATTCTGCGCAGCGTGCGCGACATCGTGCGCGAGATCATGCCGCAACTGGTGCAGTATTTCGGATCGTCGCTTGGCTCGGTGGGCGACATCCTGGGCAAGGTGTCCACCGCGCTGGGCAAGGTGGACCTGTCCAAGGTCATGGGCGCGTTCGAGAAGTTCGCGCCCGTGCTCGGGACCCTGACCGGCGCGTTCGCCGCGATGTCCGGCGGGATGCTGCGACAGATACCGATCATCGGCAACCTGCTGGGCGGGCTCGCCGGGCCGTTCGGCGTGGTCGCGCTCGCCATCGCGGGGCTGGTGGCCACGTCGCCCGACCTCCAAAAAGCATTCGGGAGCACGCTCGCCCAGGTGTTCGAGGCCATCCAACCGGCCATCAGCGCCATCGGGGACGCGCTGCTCACCCTGGTCCCCGCGCTGTCGGACGTGATCAAGGCGGTGCTTCCGCTGCTGCCCGCCATCGCCACCCTGGCGTCTAACTTCCTGACCGCCCTGTTGCCGCCGCTGCTCACCATCGTGAACGCCGCCCTGCCCCCGCTCATCGCGGGCCTCACCTGGGTGTCCAACGCCCTGGCCGCGGTCGCGTCCAACCAGACGGTGGGCACGGTGCTCGCAGGCATCGCGCTGTCGCTGCTGGCCATCGGCGCAGCGTCCAAGGCGGTCGGGTCGGTGAATGCGGTGCTGTCGATCCTGCGGGCGCGGGCCGTCGGTACGGCCATCGGACTGGCCGCGCTAAAGGTGAAGTCGGTTGCCATGGCCGCCGCGTCCAAGGTGGCCGCCGCCGCACAGTGGCTGTGGAACGCGGCCATGAGCGCCAACCCCATCATGTTGGTGATCCTGGCCATCGCCGCCCTGGTCACCGCCATCGTGCTGCTGTGGCACAACTCGGAAGCGTTCCGCAATTTCTGGATCGGCGCGTGGAACGTCATCAAGTCGGTGGCGCTCGCCGTGTGGGACGGGATCAAGACTGCCGCTGCTGCCGCGTTCAATTGGATCAAGTCGAATTGGCCGCTGCTGGTGGCCATCCTCGCGGGCCCCATCGGCGCCGCCGTCGTCCTCATCGTCAAGAATTGGGACACCATCCGCTCGGTGGCGGTCGCGGTGTGGAACGCCGTGGCTGGGGCCGCCACAGCGGCATTCCGCGGGATCATGGCCGCCGCCAACGCGGTGTGGTCCGTCCTGACGGCCATTTGGAACATTCTGGGCGCAACGGGCACCGCGGTGTGGAACGGCATCCGCACCGCCGCGGTGGCCGTGTTCAACGTCATCCGCGGGGTGGCGTCGGTCGTGTTCGCCGCGATCAGTGCCTACCTGCGCGCGTGGCTCGCAGTCGCGCGGGTCGTGTTCAACGCGGTCCGCACCGTGGCCACGGCGGTGTTCAACGCGGTCCGCGCCGTGATCGCCGCCGTGATGGGCGCCGCCAAGTCCTACCTGTCCGGGATGCTCGCCGTGGCCCGGTCGGTGTTCGCCGCGGTCCGCTCGGTGGCCAGCGTCGCGTTCAACGCCGTCCGCTCGGTGGTGTCGTCGGTGGTTGGCGCGGTGAAGACCGTTATCCGCGGGATCAGCGCCACCGCGTCGTCGGTGTTCGGGGCGGTGAGGAGCACCGCGTCGTCGGTGTTCGGCGCCATCCGGTCCATCGTGTCCGGCGCGGTGGGGGGCATCAAGGCCACCATTCGGACCATCACCGCGGTGTTCTCCTCGGTGTTCAACGGGGCCAGGAGCGCCGCGTCCGGGGCCATGAGCGCCATTCGGTCCATCGTGTCCAGTGTCGTCGGGGGCATCAAACGGATCATCGAGGGCATCACATCCACGTTCCGGTCCGCGTTCGACAAGGCAGCGTCCATCGCCCGGTCCGCCCTTAACACGATCATGGGCCCGATCAACACGGTGAAGGATGCCCTGTCCGGGATCATGTCGTTCGTTGACAAGGTGAAGTCTGCAATTGGCCGGATCAAGGTCCCCGGCATCCTGAAAAAGGTACTGGGCCGCAGCGCGCCCGCTGCCGCTGCTGCGCCGTCGTCCGCGACCATGTACGGCGCCCGGGCCATGACTGCCGGGAACACCAACGCGCGCGCAACGGGGTCGCTCAACAACGCCGTCAGCGGGCTGATGTCGCAGGTGTCCGCGCTCGGGTCCACGTTCCGCGGTGGGGACGTGCGGGTCATCAACGTGACCGTGAGCGGCGCCCTGGACCCGGTGGCGGTGGCCCGCCAGATCGACAGCGTGCTTACCCGCGCCGAGCGGCGTAACCGCGGCGTGAGCGTCGGGGGACGGGGGAACCTGCGATGAGCACCGGGGTGGGCTGCACGGTGTACCTGGACGGGGTGCGGTTCGCGGACGGCTCGCCCGGGGACGACCTGGACGAGCCCACCGCCCTGTCCGGGCTGTCGATCCAATGGGGCCGGGACACCACCGTGGACCAGCCGGACGTGGGTACGTGCACGTTCGACGTGATGGACCGCCAGGGCGGGGACTCATTCCTGGGCCTGCTGCACGTCGGCAAGCCCGTCCGGGTGACAGCCACCGGGACGACCTACCCCGACCCGACGGAATCCACGTTCCGGGACCCGGGGTTCGAGACGGACGCGTGGGACAGCACGAACACCAACGCGGTGGCCGCGACGACGACGCGCCGCTATCTGTCGGGGGCCCGTTCGCTGCGCATCGATCCGGTGGCCACGGACCGCACGTGGCGGGTGCTGCTGCCCCCCGGCGAGTTCGTGCCGGTCGGGACGCAGCCGGACGCGTGGGACGACATCCCCACCGTTTCCCCCGGCCAAACCTGGTCCGTCGGCGCGTCGCTGTACGTGCCCGCGGGCGTGGTCGTGACCGTGCGTCCCGCGCTGTGGACGGGCCCGTGGCGCGGCTCGGTGAACATCAACCCCGCGGGCGCCCCGGTCCAGACGATCACGGGCAACGACACGTGGCAGACCGTGGCCGCCGAGTTCCTGCCCCAGACCGCGGGGGCGTGGCTCGGGCTGCGCCTGGACGCGTGGCCTGTCTCGGGGCGCCGCTGGGTGGACGTGGAGCCGCCAGAGGCCACCTGGGCGGACCAGGACCCCGCCTTGCAGTGGGCGGACCTGGGCGCGGTGTTCGTGGACGACGTGGCCGTCCTGGCGCCCGCAGGCGGCACCCCGGAAACGGTCGTGGTGTTCGACGGGCGGATATCGGACCTGGCCGCGTCCTACGACGAGAACGACCAAATCCAAGGCCCCGTCGTGAAGGTCACCGCGGTGGATTTCACCGCGGACCTGGAGAACGTGAACGTGGGGGACGACCCCTGGCCCGAGCAACCGCTGTCGACTCGGTTCGCCCGGGTGCTCACGCTGTCCGGCCAGGACGTCGCGGCTGTGATCGACGCCCGCCCGCGGGCGGTCACGCTGTGCTACCAGGACGTGGACAGCCAACAGGTTGTCGGGCTGTTGCAGGACTTCGCCACGTCCGCGGACGGGGTGCTGTGGGCTGCCGTTCACGCGACCACGGGGCCCTACCTGTGGCTGGAGGACCCCCGCACCCGCACCGCGCTCGCCACCCTGGAAATGGGGGACGACGGACTGGTGCACATCGTCAGCGGGGGCGGTTCGAACGGCAACGACCAGGACCGCGTGGACCTGTCCGCGTGCTGGGTGCTGCGCGACCCGGTGACGTGGACGCAGGACGTCGCGGACGTGTTCACCCGTGCCGCGGTCACCTGGAACGAGTACGTGCCCCCCGACCCCGATGAGGAGGGTTCGCAGGCATCGACCACCGAGCACACCACCACCGTGGTGGACCCGGTGCTGGAGGCCACCTATGGGGTGCGCCGCGAACAGGTGACGACCCTGCTCGCGTTCGAGCGCGACGCCGAGGACGTCGCAACGTCCATCCTGGCGCGCACGTCGTCCACGGACTGGCGGGTGTCCGGGGTGACCGTGGATGACCGCGTGATGAGCGGTGAGGCCGAGCAGACGCACACGCTGTTGACCCTGCTGGACGGCACCCGGCGCATCGGGCTGCCCGTCCGCATTACGGACCTGCCCTGGTGGTCACCGGGCGGCGGGTCCAACCCGGGCTACGTGGAGGGCGGCACGTACCAGTTCAACGACGGGCTGTGGTCGTGCGACCTGTCCGTTTCGTCCGCCCGTGGCCAAGGCGCCACCCCGATGTCGTGGGCCGACTCACTGCCCGCTTGGCGCTGGGTGGACTACGCGCCGGACATCCGGTGGACCGACCTGGCGGGCGTCAACCCGCCCACACGCACAGCCCAGACCAACGCCTACGAGGAGGCCCCAGCATGAGCACCCCGGACCCGGAGTACGTGGCCATCCGCCAACAGATCGAGGACGCCACCGCCGACGACCGCAACGCCGACGTCACCACCCTGGTGGAGGCGCTGCACGCGCGTTACGAGGCGCTGGTCCGGGGCGCCAACACCCCGGACGGCTACCCGTACCCCTCACCGACGGACCCGCTGATGGAGGGCGCGGACGCCATCCGCGCGCTGGCGGAGGCGCTGGCCGCCCGCACCGTGACCCTGACGTACACCCCGGCCAACTCAGCGGTGTTGATGACCGCCTACCCGCTCGGGCTGTCGCTGTTCACGCTCGCGTCCGGGTCGCACGCGACGTCGGGGTTCCCCGGCTCGGGTGGCTGCACGGTGCTGACGATCAAAAACAGTGCGAACCAGGCAAGCCAGTACGTGTTTCCCGCGGGCGGCTCGGGCGGCACGCTGCCCTGGTACCGGTCCGGCGGCGCGACCGCGTGGGGGGACTTCAACGCGTCCAGTTCGGTGGCCGGTGCTGTCTCGGCGGTGAGCGGCGCCGCGAACGCGACACGCACCGTGACCGTGACTTTCCCGGTCCGGTCGTTCACCGGGGTCTACCCGCAGGTGGTCTGTTCGCTCGCCACCGCGAACGGCGGCGCGTCCACCATCAACACCGAGATTTGGGTGGGGACCACCACCACCACGTCGTTCAACCTGGGCGTCAACCGGTCCAACGCCACCGACGTGGCTGTGCGCTGGGTGGCCACACAGATGCCCGTGACGGTCGCAGCGCAGGCGCTCATGGCCGCTGCGCTCGCCGCCGAGCAGATGGCCAGCGTGACGTGCCCCACCGAGGGGTGCATGAACCAGGGCGTGCCCATCGAGGTGGCCACCACATGGACCGACGACGAGGGGGTGCAGCACCCCGTGGATGCCGTGGTGTGCGGGGTGTGCGGGGCCACCCTGACGCCCGTTGCGATCACCCCGCCCGAACAGGAGGGATAGGCCATGACCGACATGGATGAACTGGACGAGTACGAGGCCGAGGAAGCCGCGTTCCGCGACGACCAGGCCGAGGCGGACACCGAGCCGCTGGGGGACCAGGACGACGCCGTGGACCAGGACGACGGGACCCCGCCCGACGGGGACGACGACGAGGGGGACGACGATGGCCAGCCCGCGGACGCCCGCTAACGCCGTCGCCTGGGCACGGGTCCCGCGTACCGGGTTCGGCGGGCTGTGCCTCAAGCACACCCGGATGGCGTACAACATCCCGGCCATGCACTCGAACGCGCGCACCGCGTGGCAACAGGCCCGGCACCGCCACGTCGGGGCGAACCTGGCGGGCATCCGCGTGGGCGCCCCGGTGTTCCTGGACCGGTCCACCTCGCGCCACGGGCACGTGGCCACCTGGCTGGGCGGCGGGATGATCGCCACCACCGACAGCACGTCCACGCACACCCGGGTGGACCCGCTCACCCGCTGGACCAACGCGGGCTGGCGCGTGCTCGGGTGGACCGAGGACCTGAACGGCATTCGGGTGCTGCCCGCCACGGGCGGGTCCACCGCGGTGTCCCGCTACCGGTCGAACGCGAACGGCGTCAACGTCCGCACCGCCCCGTCAACGTCCGCCCGGGTGGTCCGCCAGTTGCGCCGCGGGGAGGAGTTCACCGTGCCCCGCGGCTCGGGGACCGTCGCGGGCTCGGGGCGCCGCTGGTTCACCACCACCCGCGGCAACTTCGTCGCCGCCGAGTTCGTCACCCGGATTGGATAGGGGGAGGACCTGTGACTGTCGCTGACGCGCCCCGCACCGGGGACGCAGCCGTGGACTACGCACTGAGCCGCGTTGGCTCATCGATGCATTCCGCGGGCTACTGCCTCCAGTTCACGCGGGAGAACTTCGCCATCCCGTCGTACTACGGCGCCGCCGTGGACGCGTGGAACGGCTGCGAGAACCGCCACCCCGGAGACCGCAACCCCCCGGCCGCGGTGCCGGTGTGGTTCGACACGCCCAGCCCGTACGGGCACGTCTGCTTCAACGTCGGGGACGGCACCATCGTCACCACCAACGGGGCGGCCATTCAGCGCTGGTCATCCATCGGCGCCATCGAATCGGGGTTCAACGGGCCGTACATGGGCTGGGGCGAGGACCTCAACCGCTACGGCGTGGACCCCAACACCATCCCTGCACCGACCCCAGACCCGGGAGCCCTCATGACCTACCACGGGGAGGCCACGTCCAAGGCCACCATGTCCCTGCCCGCCAAGACCTGGAAGACCCTGCGCATCAACGACGACGGGGACATGTCGATTCTCTCCGGGCCGGGGTACTTCACCGCCCTAGTCCAGGTGTCCGCCACGGGCCTGACCCCCGGTCACCAGTTGTCCGTCCGGTTCAAGACTGTGGACGTGAAGTCGGGCAGCGACAGCAAGCGGGCCACCACCTACAAGCCGACCGAAATCATCGGCACGGGCGGCACGACCGACGGTCAGGCGGCGCAGATCGGGTCCATTGGCAAGCCCGCTAGCGGCTGGTCGCGGCGCCTGCGCGCCGAGGTTTACACCTACGACGACGGGGTGGTTATCACCTCGGTGCAGGCTCGGGGGTTCAACTGATGACCCCCGCCCCCGCACCCCGCCACCTGGTGCGCCGTCGCCGGTGGTTCACCAGGCGGCGGGCCATCACGTTTTCGCTCGCCGTGGCCACCGCGGGGCAGGCCATTCCCTACGGCACGCAGGGCGCCGTGGAAGGGCGCGGAGTCGTCCACCTGAACGCGGAGGAATGGGCGCTAAGCGGAGCGGCCGCGCTCGCCGTGGTGCTGCTGCTGGTGGACCTGTTCCTCACGCACGCGAACCTGTGGCGGCGCCAAGCGTGGGCATTCGCGCTGACCGGCTTTGTCTGGGTGACGCTCGCCGCCTATGACGCGATGTTCCCCGGTCCGACGTGGCAATGGCACCTGGGGCACGCGCTCACCGACGCCGGGGTGGCGCTCATCGCGCTACACCAATGGCGGTTCATCGCCACCGGGAAGGAGTTCCGGGAATGAGTTCCCAGACGTGGGCCGAGATTCTGGCGCCCCTGCTCGGTGTCCTGCTGACCATCGTTTACCGGTTGGTTGATCGGTTCATCCCGGACGAGACCGGTAACCACCCGCTGCCGACGACCGCGGCGGCGGCTTACGAGAATGAAAGGGCGCTCACCATGTCCGAGACCATCCCCACACCGGACAACACCCCAGACGAGGACACGCAGCCCGCGCCCGTCGTGGACGACCCCGCGACGGACCCCGACGCCCGGCCCGAACAGGACAGCGGGCGCACGCTCACCGACGACGGGGACGCAGCCCAGTTCGACGACACCGAGCCGGAGGAGTCGGACGACGAGCACGACCCGGAGGAGCGGGGGGTGTGAACCATGGCCAAGCGCAAGCGACGTCGCTCGGTGCCGCTGAACGCGGCGCGCCGTAACCGGCTGCCGTCGTCCAAGTTCGCACTGCCCGGGCGCCGGGCCTACCCCATCGACACCAAGGCACGGGCCCGCAACGCCAAGGCCCGGGCATCCCAGCAATACAACAAGGGCAACCTGTCCAGGCGCGCGCTCGGGCTCATCAACGCCCGGGCGGACCGCGTGCTGGGCCGCTGACACCTACCCCGAGAACCGGACACCCCGCGGCGCGTCATCCCCCCGCCGCGGGGTGTTCGTCGTCCCCGGACATGGGCGTACCCGCCCAGGGGGGTGCGCGGGACAGGCCCCACCTACCAGAGTGCGCCCGCCACCGCGCCCAGCCACGAGGACGGGCACGCGTGCCAATGGTGCGCGACGGAGGCGCACAGGGCAAGCCTGGGACACCCCCCGTGCGTGGGTCGAAGCGTGGGTCAGACCGTGGGTTGCGCGTAGCGCGACCGTGGGTTGCCGTAGCGGGATAGACATATCGGACCGTAGCGCGGACCGTAGTTGGAGAGAACAAACCGGACACCGGGAGCGTAGTTTTCAACTACGTTTGACCCACAGACGCAGCACGACGCAGCACCACCAGGCGCGGAAAACCGCGGAACTTGACAGGCGGATTGCTGGTATGCGGGGGCATCTGGGTCATGGCGGTCATGATGCAACGACGCCCTGACCAGCGGAAACGCTTTGTCAAAACCTACGCGTACTCATAACGCGCTACGCTGTCTCCCGTACCTGCACGGCGCTGCCTGCTGTAGCGCGGTGTAACCACCTACCACGGGAGTACGAGAGACCATGCCCACCACCCGCCGTAGCGTCGCCCCCAACAAGGTGACCCGCACCCCGTCCGGCCGGTTCCAAGTCAAGTTCCGCCACGACGGTAGTTCGACGTCGCGCACGTTCGACACGCCCGAGGCCGCGACGCAGTTCGCCCAGGATGGCGCCGCGTTCGGCTTCGACCGCGCGATGGAGCGCGCCGACGAGCGCGCGCGCATGGACGGCGCGGAGCGCGACCGCCTGGGGCTGGTGCCCCGCCTGGGCGAGTTCGCCCGGAGCCACGCACAGGCCAAGGCCAAGGCGAACACCCGCGCCAACTACCTGTCGCGCGTCGCGTGGATCGAGGCGCACGGGATCGCCCAGTTGCACCTGGGCCAGGTCACCGCTGGGGACGTGGGCGAGTTCCTGGAGTGGCTGGCAGTCCAGCCCAAGCGGGTGGGCCGGGGCACACTGTCGGACCGGTCTGTGGCGCAGGTCTATGACTACCTGGTGCAGGTGTTCAAGGAGGCCGGGCGCCTGGGCTGGCTGCGAGCCAACCCCATGGCCATGGTGGACCGCCCGGAGGAGCGCGAGGTGAAGCCCATTCGCGCGATGTCCCCGGACGAGGTGCGGGCGGTGTTCGCACACGCGCCGGACCCGAACGCGCTGGCCTTTTTCGAGTTCCTGCTTGCCACCGGGGCGCGCGTTTCGGAGGCCGTCGGGGTCACGTGGGATGACGTCACGCCGATGGACTCGGACGGCTTTGTGGACGTCCACGTTCGCGGCACCAAGACCGAGAACGCGGACCGGTACGTGACTATCCCGGCGTCGGTGCTGCCGGAACCGATCGACGCGTGGGACCCGTTCCTGTTCGACCAGCGGCCCCGCTATGCGGGTGTGTTCCGCGCGATGGTGGACGCCGCGGAGTCTGCGGGACCTGCTCGCGCTAAGGGGTTCGAGCCGATGGAATACCACACCGATGACGAGGTGCGCGCGAACAGGCGCCTGCTGAACCGCCCCACCCCGCATTCCTTGCGCCACACGCACGCCACGCGCCTGTTCCATTCGGGCGCGGTGGCGGAATCCGCGATCATCGCGCGCATCGGGCACGGGGACGCCGACTTTTCGCGCAAGTTCTACGTTGACATGGGCGAGGTGGAAGCGCGCCATGCGGTGGGAAGGGTCGCCGCTGCGCTGTTCAACGACACGCAAACCGCCGAGTAATTCCAGCCAGAACCTGCGCGGGGACCGGGCTGGGGTTCCGCCGAGAACTTTCGGCGGAAACCTGGGCCAGGTCCCCGCTGGCATTTCCGGGGAAAGTTTCGCCGGAAACTGGAGCGCCGACCGCGCTGGGGTTTCCGCTGAAAGTTCTGGCGAAAACTGGAGCCGGGGCCGGGCCGAGATTTTCGGGAGAAGTTCTGACGAAAACTGGAGCGGGGTCCGGGCTGGGGTTCTCGGGGAAAGTTTCGGCGGGAACCTGAAGCCGGGGCGGCCGCTGGGGTTCTGGCGGAAAGTTCTGCCGGGGACCGCCAGCCTGCGCTGGTAGGGTGTATACACACCAACCACCTACCGGAGGGGACACACCATGGCTGAGCCGCGCACGCTGCGCATCGTCATCGAGGTTGACGACGAGGGCGGGCCCAACGACTACGACGCGATCATGGGCGGGCTGATGGCCATCGGCGCGGCCATCATGGAGGAGACCGAGGTATGAGCATGAGCACCTACACGCCCAC